TATTTCTTCAGTTCTTCCTCAAGTTGTTGAATCTTGAGGTCTTTATCATCTTGAGGTTCTTCTTTCTTCTCAAGAATGGTTCCTTTTACATTAGCACCCTCAAGGTCAGCACACTGAAGGTCAGCACCCTGAAGGTCAGCACCCTGAAGGTCAGCACCCCTAAGGTCAGCACCCTTAAGGTAAGCATACCTAAGGTTAGCACCCTCAAGGTAAGCACCCTCAAGGTTAGCACCCTCAAGGTTAGCACGCCTAAGGTCAGCACCCACAAGGTCAGCAAAGGGTTTGATTTCGTAACCGTTGATTTTCATTGGATTCACAGAAAGTCAGAGTAAATGGGGATTTTTCCGCAGAGAGTATTGATATCCTTGCTGGAACTATTCTTCATGCGGCAAGACATCACAGATTTTAGTGTCTCTTGATACTGAATTCGATCTTGTTGTGCATTATAGGAAATTGAAATAACAAGACTACTAACAGCAACGGAAACAAGTCCAATTACAACACAACATGTGAAAAACTCTGGATCAACTTCCTTTGGGTTAGTCATTAGTTTACTCCTTTGTAGGTATCAATGATATCATACCATGCGTCATATGCCGCCTGCGCGGCGGGGGAAAGCTCATCCATTGATACCCTCCAGCTCGGTGGCGATGGCCGTGAAGTAATCAACGGCCTCGTTCCAACCTTTGTCGTAGTCGTCGGGGTAAGACCCCTCCCAGTGCTCAGGTCCGCGTCTTGCTCGATCCGCAGCAGCACGCAGGGCAGCGGCTGTTCCCTGGGCAACGGTTGCAGCTTCGTCGTATGCCTGATTGGCGGCATCCAGCACCGCTCGGGCGGCGGGGCTCAGGGGGGTGGGGTTAGTCATTTAACATGAAACAAATGATTTGAGCGGGACGGTTTTCGTAGATCCTTTGGCATCCTTGCCATTTCTGCGGCAGCCACCAACACGCGCCGATGAGCATTGCTGTCAGGACTAAAAGCACGGCTATTGCTGTAACTTTCTCGTCGTCAATCATTGCCCTCCAGCTCCTGCAGGCGCTTCAGGGCGCGGCGGATGATTGCCATTTCGTTATCGCTTAAGTCGCCACCGTAAGCGTCATCCAGCACAGCGAGCGCCGGCTCGCTCAATGAGGGCGGCTTGGGGCGGCGGGCGGCGCGGAGTTTCGCAGCCCAATCCTTCATGCCATGAAAATGGTTCACCATCCACTCGCAGCACGCCTCCAGCTCCTGGTCGGCGCCAGCGTGGAAACCATGTCTCCAAGTGCAGTCCAACACATGGTCAACGTTGTCTCGTTCGTTGAGAATGTCGTCCTCCCACTGCCTGAACAGCTCCGGCGGTGGGGTAATTGAACGTTGGTCAGTCATTGGTGCCCTCCAGTGTTTTTGAAAATAGCGTTAGTCATTTTAGTCGTCCTCAGAGATTAACGAAAAGTACCATTCACGCCAACAACCCTTGCTTTGGGATTTCGAGCAAGTGCAGTCTCGCGTGCATCTTTAGGGTTAGTTGCTTGGACTTCTTCAATGAAGACTCGCCCACCAACGTAAAGTTTAACTTCGTAGAGCATTTGTTTGTTTGTGTATGAATACAGTATAGCACCTCCAAGGTGTGCCTGAGGGTGCCTTAGGACACTTCAAAAACTGTCACATCAACAGTCGTACTCCTTATCAAGACACAAAAGACTAATCAGTTCCTGAAGTTTCACAATCTCAGTTTCTTGTTCTAAGATTTTATCTTGCAGATATGAAATTCTACCCTGATATTGCTGTTTTAGGTCAAACACCATTTTACTGGTATGAGCAACGTGATGAGTCATAATCAGGTGGTGAAAGATTCAACAATACGGGACTCTTCTTCGTCTACCAGAGCAAAACGAGGAGCAGCAACTACACGCTCCATAATCTTACTTTCATATCGGTCATCATAATCACTACAATCCCGTAGAATGTCGTGACATTCAACATCATTCTCAGCAATGACATTGATTACTCCACCAGATTCCGAAGAAGGAAAAGGAACCCAGTAGTCAACAATATACAGATACTTCATTTGTCTTTGTAAATTACCTCTCAATTTTAATGGTTAAATGGTTTTTAGTCAATGACTAAGTTGGTTGTTCTTTTCTTTGAGTGTAAACATCATCATACCAACGATTTAGGATATCATCACAAATCTGATAATCCTTACCGTTGAGTGCTGCCTTGTGCATTTGCCAATACTTTACAGCATTGTAGATGATTCGCTTTTCTTCAGTCGTTAAATCGTTGTTCATCTTTGGGTCGTATCACCTTGAAATAGTATAGCATAATGGATGAGACTGATGCAACAAGCATTAGATAAGTGAAGACAGCAACTACCAAACTCATTTAACTTCAGTGCTCACTGGTTTCTTGATGTTTTCCATTGCTTGCTGACGATAGTATGCTTTATAGAGTGCATCGTCACGTTTGATTAGAAATGCGTTCCATCCAAGAATAGCAATGAAGGCGAGAAAGATGTAACTGGTTTGTTTGGAAGTCATTTGTTCATTTGGAGTGTAGGAACAGGCATACCACCTTCGGTGATTTTCAAATAACATTATCAACAAAGTCAAGTGAAGGATAAACATCATAAAAATGAGTATCCTCATCGTTTTTCTTTACAATGCTTTTATGAGAATAAATTTCGGTAAGTTTGTGTGCCAGAATAATAGCATCAAACTTTTTCTCACATTGACAATCATAGATGACTTTTTGGGGAGAAAAGCACTTAACTTGAAACATTTGAAGTTCCTTTGTGTATGAGAGTATTATAGAGCATAGGGACACCAAGTTCAAGTGCTCTTGTGCCAGTTCTTAAAGTGGCACCTTACTCACCATTCTAAAACCTTTGTGCTGTTTGTATCTTCCCGCGAAAGTTCTTGTAAGATTTACTCTTTTCAAGTCATATCTTTTACAAAAATCTCTTAAACTTTTTGTCTTATGTGTAATGTTGTTCTCAAGTTCTATTATATGATATTCATACTCTGCGTTTGATTCCCTTATCCTTTCCTTCAAATCATTATCAAGTCTTACTCCATATCTTGGGTTATTTTGTTTATATGTCTTCTTTTGTATTTTACTTTTAGTTTCTTCCGAAAGTAACCTACCATTCATTCCGCCAGTGTCACTATTATACCCATTCTTAAATGTATCATATATTTTTACCCAATACATTTCTCTTTCGTTTATTAAATCAAAATCACATTCTTCAATCACACCATAAATGAAGTTATTTTTACCATATTTTTTTATAGCACGATGAAATTTGTATTGAGAGTTAGAAAACCTACAGAAGTGGTCGTTTATTCGGTATTGTAATTTTTGTATTGTTTGTCCTATGTATTTCTTTCCTGTTGAAATACAATGGACACAATAGATAGTGCCTTTCATTCTACTCTAATTTGACCGCATATGTATTTATATTAAAAAGGAGGAGATTTCTCCCCTCCATCCTGATAGATTGCGGTCAAATCAGGTATTATTATTTATTTCCTATCGTAGGAAAGAGTTGGCACTGGAAGACCATTCTCTGTAGGCACATAGATCGTCACGTTACCTTTGTTACTACCTTCTTCAAGTCCAGTGATATAAAGATACTGAAGATACTCACGGTTATCTTTCAGTGAATCACCGATGATTTGGTTTGCCTTGGCAACACCTTGAGCACGGATGATTTCAGCATCGGCAAGTTGCGATGCAGAATCTTTCTTTGCCTGTGCTTCCAACACTGCTACCTGACGAGTATATTCTGCTTTTTGTAGTTCTGCTTTACCAGCAAGAGATTGTTGCCACACACCATACTGTGGGCCAACAATGAACAGACTACCAATCACAACGACACCAGCAAGAACAACAAGAGTAGTGCCAATAAAACCGTTTTGTTGTTTCATAGTAATTTACCTCAAATAAAGTTTAGGGAGTGATCCAATTGTAATCGTTAGCAGTCATCACACTTTCGTTTCCATCATACTCATCAATATGATAAGCACCAGAAACTTCAGCAATACGAAGTTTAGCATACTTACCGCCTGCTTTATCACCTAGTTCTTTTACAACTTGAACCAGAACAGGGTCGTGACGATCAACATTATGATAATACCACGTTTGTTCAGAATGTGCCCGATTATAGGCAATCCGTTCATCCATACTCATGGATTCCCAGTTTTTCTTCCTCACAGGACGTTCTTCTGGAGGAGTCAACCACACAGTCCAGATGCCAAAAGCAGGATACTCTTTATCATCCTCAATCCAAACTTGTTGACCTTTGATTTCCCAGTAACGTTGAACTGCTTCTTTAGAGAGACTGAACCCACCGTAGCAGGCATTGTAAACTACTTTAGTCATAAAAATCAGAGTTTAAAAGGAGAAACAATAATGCGAGGTTCAACATACACAGGGCGGGTCTTTCCATTCCCACTGGGATCAGAACACATCACCCAAGTTCCTTCGGCACTATCAGGAGAGAAGAGACCATTAGGATCTGCTTGAGGAAGGGTTACACTATTAATTCGCTCATACTTTTGAGGATTAGTATATTGAGTAGAAGCAGGCAGACCGTAACCAATAGAGTTACACAGAAACACGGGACGACCAGTAGTTTCAGGAACAGTATAAGTATAAGTCACAAGACCATCTTGGTCACGCATTTCAATGATTTGTTTCATCAGTTTGCGTTCACGGAAGTTCTTGATTGCAGGCATACCAGTTTGAGCAGTGCCTTCTTGAAGAATGCGTTCTTGTTGTTCTCGTTGGGCATGATCAGAACTTTGTTCAATACAACCAGTCAGAGAAAGACCAAGAACTGCAATTGTAGCGACGGAAGCAATGGTTTTCATAATCACTGAGGAAGATTAGAAATGAAGGATTGAAGGTCAGAAGGCATAGCATCAGCAGGAACTTCTACAGCACGGTGACGAATTACATCGGCAAGTGCTTTCTTATGTTCAGGTGCTGCTTTGATATATTCAAACTGCATGTTCTGCAGTTCTTGGACAGCACCAGTTCGGAAGGACTTTGATTGCTCAAAGGTATTCCTCCGAACATTCTCATACTTAGGTGCAAAGAATGCAGTGAAGAGAAGGTCATGATAAGCAACTCCCCAAATGAGAGCACCAAAACCAACTACACCACCAACAATAGCAAGAAAAGGTTTCATTTAGAAGAGACTCCAGTGTTTTTGAAAATAGCGTTAGCAAGGAAGATGATAGCAAAGTTCTGCCAGAAGGTCAATGTTACATTGAACCAAGACAGAATCAGTCCAAGCAACCATGCTTCAAAGAATAGACCAGCAACAGCAAGGACAATTACACCAAAAGCAATAACAGGGTCAATAAATCCGTTTTGTTTCATAACTATTTTACCTTATCAAACAGCAGTCAAAGTACCATCTTTACGGGCGAGTGAAATAAACCGCCCAAGACTATCTTGATTTTGAATCACCACATTTACGCTTTCCTCAAAATCACTCACATCATCACACTTGAAGATGTAGAAGTTTTCAGAGTTGCTGGTGAAAGCAACTCCAACCTCATTTGTTTCATTGTCCAGTGAGATTTTAGCAATCGCACTGGAATCAGCAAACTCAAGAACTTTAGGCATTGCCTTTCTTTTGATTACTCTAGTATCATAGCACAAAAAAAGACCCCCTGAGGGGTCTGGTGTGCCAGTTTGGGAAGTGGTCTTCAACCAAGAATAGAGTTTCTCCACTCTTCACTCATATTCACCATAATGACTTCTGCTGCTTCTTGAGTATCAGCATATCCTTCATCAAGTAAGTGTGAAAGGATGATGTCGTAGATGTCCAAGTCTTCTTGAGTTACTTTTACTCTTCTCTTTTTAGCTTGTAGTTTATAAAGACGTTCCGACTGCTCGCGCTTTTTAACAGCCTTTGCTTTTACTTTGGGGTCTCCACCACTCAGACCAGCATATACTCCTGCTTGTCTTCCTGCTTCTTTTGATGCAGCAAGTGCAGTGTCTGCAGAGATTTCATGAATATTATGAGTCATAACATCTTCACTTCTAACTTTAACCTTTGGTCCCTTAGGAGCATTTGCTGCTAAGTATATTTTTGCTGCTCTACTTCCCTCACCTCTATCTGCAAGTTCATTGGATTTCTTCATCATACGACCATATGGTAATGATTTTTCACCTTCATCTAGGTATGATTCTTTAAGAGCGCGGAATTCTTTTAAGTTCATTTTTTACAAATAACTTTTTAGTTATTTATTAATCAATCTCACCCAACGCTTTCTGTTTTCTTCTTTTCTTTGGGTTCTTTGTTTCCGTTGATGGGTTGTCTTCATTAGGATGCGATGACATTCTGTGAGAAGGATACAAACGTTTATCTCTTCTTGCACTCTCACGACCTGGATAATCAATATCTGAAGATGTTTGCCTTTCTTTTACTTTTTTAAGAAGATTTTTATAAATCTCAGATTTTTCTGGATTATCTCTATGTTTTGCAATCAGTTGCAATGCTTTAAGTTTAAGTCTTTGAGTTGCTGATGCTTCAAACAGAAACTGAGAAAAGGTTTTCATTTCACCAACTTCTACCAGTTGTTCCTTGTTGTGTTGCACGTCTTCTTTTTGCAGCAACTTTCTCTGCTGGAGTAATGTGTCCTACTTCGGGTTTCTTTTCACCTGGAACTTTCTTCTTACCTCTCAAACGTCCTGCTCCTGGTTTGTCTTGCCATTGAGCAGCACCACCATGAGGATGTCTCTTATATCCATATTCACGGCCACCACCTTGCCCACCTTGCCTATATCTCGCCATTGATACTTTTGGATTAGTGGTTAGTGTAGTGTGGGTTTCTGTTTTACTTGGGGTCACTTTCCATTTTTTACCACTACCTTCCTCAGCAGATCTAATATATCCTGGAGTTGTGTAAGACCTAGTGTGAGTGATTTTGAGAGGAGTTTTTGTTTTTCCTGCAACTTTATCCTCTTTACGCATCTCTGTAATGTGTGATGCTTCTTCTAGAAACTGTTGAAAAGTTTTTGCTTCTTTCAATTTAGTACCTCTACTTACTACACGGGCATTGTCTAAATCTTTACGTTGCCTTCTAGGATTTCCAATCGTTCTCTGCATCAATGCAGTACCAGGAGATTCAACGTGTCCTGTTTTCACAAAATCTTTGGGTGATTGTGCAGCAGAAGTCGCAAATGCAAGTCCTAAAACTGCATTTGCGACTTTTTCTCTTTTTTTTGCTTCGTCAAGCATTTAGATAAAAAATAATCTAAGATTATTTATCATTCTGCACCAACATAAGACAAAGACCTTACAAACAGTTCGGTAAATCTTTCTTGCTTATCTGGATGAACTGCTGCAGGATTATCATTGATTGCTTTTCTCAGAGCATCCAATTCATTATATTCCTCATCAGTAAGTTTGTTTTGTTTTCCTGATGTAAGAGTCATAACTACCTCGTAATTTATCTTGGAATCCTAACATTATCTAGGAGAAATGTTAGGATTCTTAATATTGTCTTTATATTGCTGTAACAGTACTTAATCATTCAGAAATGTACCAAAAGAACCACTGCTCCCTGGTTTGTGATTTTCGAGTTTATCCAACAAAGAATCAGTGGTTTGTAGTATTCCAATACGTGTGATCATATCAGCAATTATACTACAAACCATCGGACGTTCTTGCCTTGCGGCATACGCCAATGCATTTCTCAGAGATGCTTCTGCTTCTTTCAAACTTGTTTCAACACTTTCAGACAATGCCATTAATTTTCCTCACAATAAAAGATTCATCGCCATTATCAATCCATTCAACTTGGTCTCCTTCTTTTAGACTTGCTGCTTCCAGCAAATCATCAGGAAGAGTTACATAACATTCACCACTCAACCCATCAACCTCAACAGGAAGAACCCATTTAGTTACTTTTGCATTTAAAGAACTTACATCATCACAATATTCCTGTTCTCTTATGGCGTACTCCTTACACAACTCTTTATCTTCCTCAGTAGGTTCTTTGTCACAACTCCAAAAGTCATTCCAGGCATTCTTACATTCAGATGAAGAATCATCCACAGTACAAAAAACAGGAGGACCACTATAATCATAGTTCCACTCATAACTCGGAATATCCGAAACACTAAATGTCATTTTCGGATTACCATTCAATAGAGCAAGTAATTCATATGCTTGTGATGTTTGGTGTTTATGGTAGTAGTATTGTTCTTCAACAACTTTTTTAATTGTACCATAAATTTCCTCTGGAGATGCTTCAGCAGCAGAGATTGCATCATGCACCCAATTTTCAAGTTGTTCAAGTGAATACTTTTTATAATTCATATCATTCTCTTGGTTTTGGTTTGCTGCACTCATTACAATAATAAGAAAATCCGCTTCTAAATGATTTTACACGCTGAAAGTGTGATTCGTCAAGTGGTTTTGACTCACCACACTTACTGCACGTCCTCACTCTTTCTATGTTGCTTTCTTGCTCGTTTGAGTTCTTTGAGTTCCATTTTGATATTTTTGTAAGCAGTTTCTGCATCAATCTTGTTCCCCATTTCCAAAGCACAGATAATATCAACTCGTGTTCCAAAGTGCATTAAAGCACTCTCAAACGATGAGAGGTCATCATACATCAATATTTTCCTCTTGTTCAGTAAGGATAACACAATCGCTCAGAGGATATGCTACACAAAGAAGTGAAAATCCTTTATTCATTTGGTCGTCATCAAGGAAGGTTTGTTCGCTGTTATCAACTTCACCTTCAATCACTTTACCAGCACAAGCACTACAAGCACCAGCACGGCAAGAATAAGGAAGGTCTACACCAGCATCTTGTGCTGCTTCAAGAATATACTGGTCTTCAGCACATTCTACAGTTTGTTCGGTTCCATCAGGACTGCGGAGAGTAATAGAATAAGTCATTTGATTTCTTCGGCGTTACTAGGTAATTTATAAGGTTCAGATGCAAGTATATCTATACGAGCATCAAGACTGTTGGCAGTTTCATAGATTGCTACAAATGTTTCAACCATTTCCTGCTGAAGTTCTTTTACTTGATTTTCAAGCAATTTAACTTTCTCTTCCAACTCAACGATTTTATCACCAGGAGAAAAATAGTTTTCATCCTGACATATAATCTTCGGTTGTTGCTTTACAAACCATTTAAACATTATAGAACTCCAACAGACTTAAGATATCTTCGATATGCCATATAACGTCCCAAAGATGGTTGCCCTGGCACATTTAAACTTTCACAACAACGAACGTATGAAAAAAACTCATACCAAGGACTTGTAGGGTCTGTATCACTCATTTTTGTTCTTTAGGTCTGGATGAGGTGCATAAAGAGGACCAGGATAATTACCAGCAAACTTTGCAAGTTCTTGAACTGCTTTTACAGTGTCGGTCGTTTCTTCCCATTCAAAAATTGTACCTGATTTTGTCGTAAAGGTGCGTGTCGTCATAGTTTTCCATCCACAGTTGAAGTATAAGTTTTTTGTTGCACTTTGTCAAATGCGTTTTCTTGAAGTTGTTTAAGATACCAGCGAGTTGCTTTAATACACTCTTCTTCAGTTAGAGATGTAATGAGACCTTTTCCATCTTTATCAAAAGACTGATAGGTTCCCCACTTTTTATTCTCTACGAAAAATGCATCATCAATCAGTTCTCTAGTCATTTTGATTTACGTTTGGGTTTAGATTTAGAAGTGCTACCAGAGTTTCCACGGGCATCCACGTTTTTGGTGCTCCTTCTACTTGTACTTGAACTTCCGTTACTACTCTTTCCAGTTCCTTGTCGTACCTTCGTCTTGTTTGTTTTGCTAGACTCAATGGGTTGTTCATCACGATAATCAATCTTAAGAGTTCTCTTATCCAGTTTATACCGATTTAGGTATTTTTGCAAGTCAATCTCATCCTTGAACCAGCAAACTCTATTTTCTGTTTTGATTTCCAATCTTACAGGAAATCCACCATAAGGAAACAAAGAAGTATCAATCATCGGGTGAAGGTCTCATAGTCTCTTACTTTACCACAAACAAAGTGAATCCGGCAGCGTGGCCAGTCAGTATATGAACCGTCCCAAGTTGATGGATAAACCTCCACATAATCAGTTACATTACAAGGTTCTACTTTGCCGTGTTTTCCTGTTGGTACCCACTCAAAGTTTAGAAATCTTCTGTTTGGGTCATAACGATCATCATCCTCACCAATCTCCACAAAGTCGTGAGTGTCCCGATACGTCAGTTCATATAGACAACCATCCGTAGCAATCCAATATCTTGTCATAGAACAATCAAGACCCTTGGTTTGTAGTTCTACATTTGTGAAGTCAGGTCCTAAATCATATGAAGACCTTACATAATCAAAGAGCCCCATCATCTTTCTCCTCTATTAAATCACCAACAAGGTCTCTGAGTTCATCAAACATATTCTCTGTTAGTGGATAAGTCTTTACCTTACCAGTTTCTACATCTTCTGATAGTTGATACAAGTATTCAAGAAACTCCTTAGGAAGAACATCATCATCCCCTAAGGTTGCCCAGAACCATTCTATACATTCTTGCTCTGGGTCATCATCAGGCATCAGAGCATAGTCCTGATAGTTCCCAATCATCAGGTCTTTCCAGATACGAAATGCTGATGCTACAGTTTGCCATCCTGTTGGAAAGACGTGTGTAATGTAGTATTCAAGGATGTTCATAGGTTTTATTCATTCAAAAGTGCCCTGAGTGTATTTTTATATTTCTTCAGTTCTTCTTCAAGTTCTTTGACTTTTTGAGAGAGCGATGTTTCCTCTTGAGGTTCTTCTTTCTTCTCAAGAATGGTTCCTTTTACATTGGCATCCTCAAGGTCAGCACCCTGAAGGTCAGCACCCTGAAGGTCAGCACCCCTAAGGTCAGCACCCTTAAAGTAAGCATACCTAAGGTTAGCACCCTCAAGGTAAGCACCCTCAAGGTTAGCACGCTCAAGGTTAGCACCCCTAAGGTCAGCACACTGAAGGTCAGCACCCCTAAGATTAGCACCCACAAGATTAGCACCCACAAGATTAGCACCCTCAAGGTCAGCACACTGAAGGTCAGCACACTGAAGGTCAGCACCCTGAAGGTCAGCACCCCTAAGGTCAGCACCCTTAAGGTAAGCATACCTAAGGTTAGCACCCTCAAGGTAAGCACCCTCAAGGTTAGCACCATAAAGGTTAGCACGCTCAAGGTTAGCACCCCCAAGGTTAGCACCCATAAGGTTAGCATCCTTAAGGTTAGCACTCCTAAGGTTAGCACCCTCAAGGTTAGCATTCCTAAGGTTAGCACCCTGAAGGTCAGCACGCTCAAGGTTATCAAAGGGTTTGATTTCGTAACCGTTGATGTTCATTGGATTTGATTGCTTATGAGAATATCATACCAGAAAGAGCACCTGCTTTCAAGTGCCCTTGTGCCGGTTTGGGAAGTGTCCGTTTCAATACTCTCACAAGTTCAGTGTGATTTTTTTCTTGTTTCTTGGTAAAGAGGCGACATTTAAGACCTCCTACGGGTTCTTGTGGAAATGGAATCGTGACCGTAACCGTAACCGTTACCGGAACCGTGACCGAAACCGTTACCGGAACTGTAACCGAAACCGTAACCGTAACCGTTACCGTAACCGTAACCGGAACCGTAACCGTAACCGAAACCGTGACCGGAACCGTAACCGTCACCGGAACCGTCACCGGAACCGTCACCGTAACCGGAACCGTCACCGTAACCGGAACCGTCACCGTAACCGAAACCGTGACCGTCACCTACGGGATAAAAGTATTCTGCCATTTTAAGACCTCCTGCGGGTTCTTGTGGAAATGGAATCGTAACCGCTACCGTAACCGTAACCGGAACCGTAACCGTAACCGAAACCGTCACCGAAACCGGAACCGTAACCGTAACCGTGACCGAAACCGTTACCGTCACCGTAACCGAAACCGTCACCGAAACCGGAACCGTAACCGGAACCGTAACCGTCACCGTAACCGAAACCGTGACCGTAACCGTCACCGGAACCTACAGGATAAAAGTAGTCTGTCATTTAAGACCTCCTGATAAAAAAAAAGAGGGTAATGATTTCTCACTACCCTCCCAAGAGACGTGAATCACTTACCCCAGGTTTCGGGAACGGGAATGGTGAAGATAACAGAACCTTGAGGGACTTTCACGGGATAAGCAAGTTCCATCAGAGTCACTTTAGAGTCCTTAGGATTCTTGAGAACACCAGCGAAACCGATGCTTTCCCAACGGAAAACGTGAATGGCATTGCTCACGACAAGTTCGTTTGTAACCTCATCGGTACTCACATCACCTGCAACAATCCAACCACGGTCAATCACAACAACGTGACGATTGCCAGTGGGAAGAGTGTTAGAACCAGAACCAACAGGGGCATAAGTGATGCCGTTGATTTCGATGGTGGAAAGAGAAGCAGTAGCAGTAGTAGTAATCATAGTTTTGTAAGTCGTTTGGGTTTGTTTGATTTACGAATGTATTATAGGGCATCAGGGAAGAAAGTTCAAGTGCCCTTGTGCCGGTTCTTCAAGTGTCCAGAAGTGCCTTGAGTGCTTTGAGTGTATCTTTGAGTTTCTTATTCTCTTCCTCAAGTTCTTTGACTTTTTGGGACAGTGAAGTATCATCTTGAGGTTCTTCTTTCTTCTCAAGAATGGTTCCAGATACATTAGAACCCCTAAGGTAAGCATCCTCAAGGTCAGCACCCTCAAGGTCAGCACCCTTAAGGTTAGCATACCTAAGGTAAGCATACTCAAGGTTAGCACCATTAAGGTTAGCATACCTAAGGTAAGCATACTCAAGGTTAGCACCATTAAGGTTAGCACCCTTAAGGTTAGCATCCTCAAGGTTAGCACCATAAAGGTAAGCACCCTTAAGGTTAGCACCCCCAAGGTTAGCACCCACAAGGATAGCACCCACAAGGTTAGCACCCACAAGGATAGCACCCTCAAGGTTAGCACCCTCAAGGTTAGCACCCTCAAGGTTAGCACCATTAAGGTAAGCACCCCAAAGGATAGCACCCCTAAGGTTAGCACCCTCAAGATTAGCACCCTTAAGGTCAGCACAATAAAGGTTAGCAAAGGGTTTGATTTCGTAACCGTTGACTTTCATTGGATTCACAGGACGAATGTATTATAGGGCATCAGGGAAGAAAGTTCAAGTGCCCTTGTGCCGGTTTGGGAAGTGTCCTTACCTCAACTTGGACTTGATTTGTTTAATCGCATCATTAAAACCTTCTACGGCACTTTCAACATAAGCATTTTGAGAACCAGCAGCAGATTGTTCTTTCGGCAACCATTGTTCAAATTTTTCAAGAAAGTATTCCCTTTCTGTATCTGTATTATACTGATAGTCAATTTCATTCAGAAACTCTCCAATCAAATCATAAAGAGTTTGTGGTTTGGTAGTAGATGAAACTACACCTTGCTTAACTGCTTCTCTAAATGCTTCTTTCAGGGATTGTTCTGTTTCTTCTGGTGTGTATTTTTTATAAGGATTAGGTTTTGTGGTGATAGTTTTAGAACTGTCTGGGGCAAGATACTCTACCTTATCTTTGAGTGTTTTGTCATAATGCTCAAAAACTCTTTGTTGTGCCCAGGATTCACTACCATACCCACCACCATCTTTATCAAGGTCAACCCAAAACCACAAAAACTTCTTCTGTGGGTAATACCATACCTTACCATTAGGTTTTGTAACCTTCTTGATGCGATAGTTACTCATAGGGTCTTGTTCTGGTAAAAAATCTTCACGGATGATTCGTGGTTTTGGGAATTCTGGTTTTTTCATTTCAGTTTCTCAGTTTGAGAAGATGGAAGTAAAAAGATTTCTTGTTTAGTTCAGTCATTTCAAGTTCTCCTCCAACTCATCAGCAATATCAAGTATAGCACGGGCATCTACAATCATATCTTCTCCCTCACCAAAGTTGTAGTATTGAAGTTGATTGACTACCTCACGGAGAAGGGCAACAATACCCTCTTCTTCTGTCGTATCAATATCGTAGTATGCTTCCATAATTGCGTGTGCTTTTGGAGAAAGTTTAGTCATCATCAGAACTCCAAGTATTCATTTTGGTGCTTACATTAGCACTTTCCCAACCCTCATCATAACCCACTTTGAAACCTTCTGTGTAGATTACTCGGGCAAACTTCAAGAGTTGTTCTTCCCAACACTCCCAGAAATTTTCTTTTTCTATTTCACCCGTGAAACTATCAAACCCACAGGTTTTAGCAAGTTTTAGGATTTGTTCGTCAGTCATAATTCTCATCCAGAATGTTGGTTAGTTCGTCAATAATACTATCCAGTTTTCGAAAAGTTTTACCATCATACCAAAAACTTCTGGCAAGAGTATTGAGTTGTGGGATAATTCTTACTCGGATTAGTTGTTCTTGTTCTTCTTTAGTCATCATCATCTTCTCCAAGAAGTTGTCGTTTAATACGAAAACCATCTTCCTCATCCCAACAGAAACCAGTAAGAAGGTCTATGATTTCTTTTCCTTCTACATCAGTTTCCTTTGAGAGGATTTCAATTGCTTCAATAATGCGAGTGATTTGTTCGTCAGTCATACCATACCATCCAAGCAATACCAAAAAATGAACCAAGCATAAATCCCACAGCAACATTAGAAGGAAATAAAAGAGAGACAGCAAAAATAACTGCCCATAGTAGAAAGATTTTCATCAGGTGTCTGTGTGTATGAGAGTATTATAAGGCATCAAGCAACACTCCAATAATCATCATCTTTGTATTGAATACTTTCAGACCCATCATAGTCCGTAATAAGGAATTGAGTTCCAGGATAAACCCATTCTACTCGTAGTTGGTCAGCACCAAGAACACAGACATACTCACCAGGATAAACTGACTCCACATAATCTTTAATTTTACTATGTTGATTGGTTTCTACAAGGTCAACAAGTTTCTCATCGTGAAGCAGAAACTCACGATGCTTGTCTCCATTCCAAGTGCTCCATCCTGCCCCATATCCAGGAGAATACAGAACAGCAACCAGTCCGTCACGAATACATTTAGTCATTTGGGTTCCTTTGTGTATGAGAGTATTATAAGGCATCACAGAGGCATTTGGAGTGTCCCTGTGCCAGTTCTTCAAGTGTCCTTAAAACTTGTCTTCAATTTCTCATTTTAGTTCATCCAATAGATTTGCGATGTGATAAATGTCTGTGCTACGCACTGCATCAATTTTATATTCTTCATACCCATCGGCAGTGTAGATGTAATCACTTTCAGTATCCGCTAAAGCACGAAGAATAGCAGCAATCGCAGCATACTTATTGGTGTTATTATCGTAAGCATCAATAAGTTTTTTATATTCGGAAAGAACGAATTCCCTCTGTTCCTGTTCCATTTGAGATGTTTTGTGTATGAAAGTATTATAAGGCATCACAGACCACTCTGGGTGCCCTGCTGTGCCAGTTCTTCAAGTGTCCTCAATCCTTAATAAGTTCTACAAGGTCATAAAACTCATTATACACTTCTTCAAGACCATTTGCGTGTCCTTTTTCCCAAGCAAGGTCAAATGCCTTATGTCGTTTGAGATTATCACCCACACCAAACTCCTCAAACAAATCATTCACAAACTCTTCGTGAAGTTTATGTGTTTCTTCACCATATTGTTTTTGATGTGCTTTGTATCCCTCCTCATCCAGAACTTCCTGAATGACTGCGTTAGGATAATCTTCTTTGAGACTACTTTTGGTATTTGAAAGGGCACTCTCCGAGTAGATACAAAAACCCCTATCATAAACATAAAAAGTGATGTAATCCTTTTTGTTAGGATAGAGAGTTTGTGGTTTGGAGTAATAATCAAAGGGTTTCATTTCAGTTCCTCAAAATTGGTGTTCAATTTCTTCTTCTGTTGCTATCTCCACAATAGGATAACTCACATCTTCATAACCATACAATTCAAAATTTCTAATCAGGTCTGTAACAAGATTATCACACAGATAATCAGCAAAAATTCCTGGGTCAAGTTCTCCATCATCTGTAAGCATATCATCATCCTTATGCTTTTCTGGGTCAAACCTCACATAAAAAGTTACCCTATAACCTTTTAGATTTTCCAAAGCATTCTTCACATTCTGTTGTTCCTTATGCTTTTGGATTTGAAGTTCAAGTTCGTTGAGTTGTTCTTCAGTCAGTTGTGTAAGGTCAATCATCAGTCCCAAACTCCTCTTGTTGGTCGCAAACATAATCAAGCATCTGGTCTGCTAAATCTTTCATTCCAATTTCATAATAAAGATAGTTCCAACAATCCATCACACCTTGTTTGTAAGTGAGATAAGGTTGATTGAGTTTATCTTTTTGTTCAGTCATTTCAGTTTTGGTGTTGTTTGAGGTGAAGTTGGATACAAACCATAACAGTATCCAGAGATAGAGCACTACCCTCATAGTAGTAATCCATATTCATTACATCTGTGACTTTGAGTTTGTAATAAAATCTATCATCAGGGGAATACTGGTGAATGTCTATGTAAGTTTCGTAGTCCATCAGTTCTTGAAGAGTTTGTAGATTGCGTCAGCGATTGCAAGTGCTTCTTCTTTATCCATACAAACATAATGGTCTCGCTCGCCATCTCCCCAAATAGAGATAGTACAACCAGGACAACCAACATCAAGATGAGTGTCTTCTACAGTGTGCCAATAACCTTCGTGTTGTTGAATACGGATTTGAGTGCTGATTTCCATAAGAGGTTTCTGTGTGTACGAGAGTATCATACCACTCCCAGAACCCCACAGAGCATCCCCTGTGCCAGTTCTTCAAGTGTCCTCACCCAAGTTCCTATAAATCGCATCCACCCATATCTTATCAAAATATTTCCGTTCTTCATCAGTAATCATATTCTCTCTCAAATACTCTTCAAGGGTGATGTTATTATCATCCAAGAACTTTTGGAGTTCTTCAAGGTTTATAGACATAAACCTCAAAGGTTATTTTATTCATATGGTCTCCAAATTCCATATTCATACTTACCACCTGTGCTTTATCATTTTGGAGTTGTTCTGCGACTTGTTGAAAAGAAGTTTTCAAATCATCAAGGTCATAAGATTTGATTATTGGTGGTCTTGATTTTTTCAGTTCATCTGCGAATGTTTCTTCCCCCTCATAATCTTCTATTCTTGGAAACTTTGGTTTCTCTTTCTTTCCGTAGATTTCATTATATTTGTCTATAAGAGGATTGGTCATTTCTTACATCGATGTAATGGAATACGAAGAAACTGAAAGAACCTTCCAATCCATCCTATCATATCTCCACATTTAGGGCAACAATACGATGGGTAGGTCATTTCAGTTCCTCATAAGTCGTTTCACCCAAACGAGTTCTACCTGCCCACATTTTACCACAAGATGAACAATTTACGTTAAAAGTAGTTGTGTTAGCATCAGGATTGATATTCACTCCGTTCTTATCATAGATTGGAATGTATGCTACAAGAGTTGTCATTCCAAAACTTTGAGTAAATCTACAATCTTCTCTGGGGCA